AATGGTGAACAAAGCACTATGGAACCACTGAGGCAGATCCTTGATAGTGACCAAGATGATTTCACCCCACAGATACGAGTTAATTATGTAGACAATAGTATTGATAACCTACTAGACAAGGCAGCTAGCAATACCAAGTGGAGATTCAACATACCTTCACTGTTTAATTCAGTGCAAGGCTTAGACAACGGTATGCTATTTGTGATCGGTGCTAGATCTAATGTAGGTAAGTCAAGCTTTCACAGTACCTTATGTGCCTCACCTCATGGATGGGCATCACAGGGAGCACGTATCTTGATTCTGTGTAATGAGGAGAAACCAGAGCGAGTGGCTAGCAGGTACATGACAGCAGCTACAGGCATGACCATGACACAGATAGCTGCTGACAAGGCACAGGCACACAGGCTTTATGACCCCATAAAAGATAATATAAAGTTTGTAGATGCTACGGGTAAGACTATGAGATGGGCAGAGTCAGTGATCAAGACACACAAGCCTGACATTGTAGTGCTTGACATTGGATCTAAGTTCGCTGAAGATGGGGCATCTACTCAAGATCCTGCAGTACTTAAAGCCAATGCAGTGTATGCAAGAAACATTGGGAAGATGTATGGTTGTCTTGTAGTTTATTGCACACAGTTATCTGCTGAGGCTGAAGGTAAGATCGTTCTATCTCAAGCCATGATTGAAGGCAGTAAGACAGGACTTGCAGGAGAGAGTGACCTAATGATTTTAATTGCACGTAATCCTCCATTGCAGGACTCTACAGATGGTGATGATGGACAGAGACACCTGAATATTGTAAAGAATAAGATCAATGGTATACACCGAATCATCCATGCTGAGTTTGATTATTCCACTGGAGTGTACTTCTCATGAATAAAAGTATTGAAAATCAGGCAAGATGGTATGCAATCAAGGTATTGCTAGGATATCTAGTGCCTATTGTATTGTTTGGTATCTTTGCCTACATAGATGCAAAACTACTTTTGATAGCCCTAACTGCAGTGTTTGTAGGATTTATATGTGCAGGTATTTATCGTGATTACTACAATGAGAAGCTAGAGGAGTTGAAGAGTGAACACAAGGGTCAAAGATCATGAGATTTAAATACCACACTAAAAAACCTGATCGTGATAGGCTATGGGGCATGAGTCCTAGCCAATTCAAAACCATGTTAAAGCTTCGTGGGTTTAGTGTTGACCGTGACTTCTTTAAGATAGGTGCCATGGCTAAGAAAGGTAATCGTCTATATAGGTTTCGTTACTGGGCATACCCTGATTTCTTTGTAGATATTAGCTGTCCACTAAATGAGTTTGATCGGTGGGCTAACAGTGTTGATAGTACTATTAACTTCTATAACTTTATTGAATCATGAACGAACGAATTAAAGAACTTGCTGAACAAGCTGGAGAATATGTGAATGAAGTTTATACTCCACCTGTGAGAAGCAAGACTCCTGGCAAGATATGGGAAGATGGACACATTGGTTGGCACGAACAATTTCACAAAAAGTTCACCGAGTTGATTGTAAGGGAGTGTATAGATAAGATTGAAACCTATCGTATCCCTGTAGGTAACAGTCGATCAGGTGAGCTTGCATGTGAGTGGACTTACAATGCACTGAAAGAAATTAGAGATGACATCAAGGAAACTTTCGGAGTTAAATGATGAGCATAGAAACTTATAATCGAAAGGCTAGGTTCTCTGAGCTTAAACCCTACGATCACTTCGCTAGTACAGCTGACTTTATGGAAGTCTGTGAGTGGCACAATGGTGAAGGGTTCGATGTCACCATAAACAATCGTGTTTTTTCATTCACTTTGGGGCAGTGGGAATGCCTACAAGTGTTGGTGAATTACAAGGAGTCAGTTTAATCATGAGCAGAGAAACTATGAAGTTGGCATTGGAAACTTTTGGAGTTAAATGATGAGCACAAGTAACGCAAGCACTATCCCTAACTTTGAAGGGCCGACCGCTAAAGGTCCTTTTGAAATCAAGGACCCCTGGAAGCACCGCTCTGCTGGTATGCGCTGTCAGACCTGCATGTGGTACGCCCCTAAGGCGGGAGCGCCTGTCTCCACCGAGAAGGGGTCGTTTGGTCGGTGTCGCAGACATGCACCCACTATGGGTGGCTTCCCCGCCGTCTTTGGCATGGACTGGTGCGGCGACCATCGGTTGGATGAGGGGAAGCTATGAGCAAAAAAGCTATGCAGATGGCGCTTGAGGCGTTGGAGGATGCAAACGATGTGGCTCGCATGGAATTTAGTGATGAAGATTACTACTCGGAAGCGATTGACGCCCTGCGACAAGCACTTGTCGATGCTGACGACACATTGCAAAAACGTGTCGATGAAAAGGAAAAACGTGAACATGAATGGGTTGGGCTGACGGATGAAGAGATACAAGATCTGGGTTATCTGTCCCAGAAAATCGACGAAAGTAATTCACCGTGGTTTGATCGATGGGGATTTGCCCAAGCCATTGAAGCCAAGCTAAAGGAGAAGAACGCATGAGCGACAGAGACCTAATGCAGCAGGCGCTGGATGCAATGATGACGATCAGACCATACGAAGTAGTCGACTACGACCAGCTGGAAGCGTCTATCACCGCCCTGCGCCAAGCACTGGGGGTAGAGCAAGAGCCGGTGGTGGATGAAGGCTATTACTGCGTGGTATGTGGTAAGTATATCGAGGCCGTCGATGGTGTGATCGTACATAACGACATACCCCATCCGTACATGGCGTTTGACGACGAAAAGAATCCGCAATGAACGAACGAATTCGAGAACTTGCTGAACAGGCTGGATTGGAATATGACTTTAATCCAATGCTTTGGTTAAAATATGAAAAGTTCGCCGAGTTGATTGTGAAAGAATGTATCCAAGTTGTTGATGGCATGGCCGACCCCGAAGAAGATAGCGACCACTATGTTTGGGCTTTACACAATGCCATCGAGAAGATCCGAGAACATTTTGGAGTTCTATAGTGATTAGGCGGTACTGGGATAAGTTTATGCAGCACGCCAAGCTAAAGGAAAAGAACACATGAACTACCGTATCAAAGACCCTAAACAAGTAGTCCTTCATGCTCAAGGCGGAAGTGGCGGTGTGTGGTATGGGCCAGAACCACCAAAGAAGCAATGGGTTTCACTAACGGATGAGGATATACAAGACTTGAGTTATCTATCTCAAAAGATTGATGCAAGTAACTCGGAGTGGTTTGATCGGTGGGGATTTGCACGAGCCATTGAAGCCAAGCTAAAGGAGAAGAACACATGATTAGCTGGCTATCGAAAAAAACTTGTGATTGGTTTCATGCTGGCGGCGACATCAAACGTGATCCCTATGACCGAATTAACTGGCAATGCAGAACCTGTGGGCGATGGGGCATTCCCGTTGATAAACAAACAGAACGGCTGATAACAGAGGCTGCAATTCGATCAAAGCTAAAGGAGAAGAACACATGAACTGGTTGCCAGAACACAAGTGCGGCCTTTACTTGTCTCACAACGAACATCGGGATGTGTACGAGACGGTCGAGGAGTTTTACGACGCCGACGACTTCATCTCCCCGGAGGAGTGGCACAAGGCCGTGGCGGCGGACAGTGTCTGGGTTTTGCAGTGGTATCCCAACACGCCCATTGGTTTTAACCGTATTGCCGCATCGACATTGGAGGCCATCGAAGCCAAACTAAAGGAGAAGAACGCATGAGCACACAACCCAAAGCCCTGCGGCTGGCTGATGCGCTGGACGCTGAGTTTGTGCAAGGACGAATAAGCAATAGCACGGGCAGGGAATCAGCTGTCGAACTGCGCCGATTGGCACTGAAGCAATGGGTTTCACTGACGGATGAGGAGATTCAGGACTTGAGTTATCTGTCCCAGAAAATCGACGAAGGTAATGCAGAGTGGTTTGATCGTTTGGGTTTTGCTAAGGCCATTGAACAAGCCTTAAAGGATAAAAATATATGAACCAGCAAGAGGTATTGCGCCTTGCTAAATCCATGGGCGTGTTGGTATCTGGCAAGGCTGAGTTCACGCGGTCGGTTGCAAGGTTTGGAAGCGTTATTGTTAAACGGTACACGCCGCTTACTAAAACGCAGCAGGTGTATTACGACGCGCTAACAGAACCAAAATCGTTGCAGGACTTGGCGGATCAATTTGGTTGCACACCACAGAACGCGCTCAAGATGATGCGCGCATTGGAAGCGAAAAGGTTGGTGAGCAAAACGTTACGGTTTAAGCGCCGACTCGATAAGGGTGCATGGGCCTACTACTACGAGAGGAATGTATGAGCAAAGATCACAGTGAATGGAGTCCATCATCCGCGGAGCGCTGGATTGCATGTCCGGCATCTATCCAGCTAGCGCGAGGGGTACCGAGAACGGAAGCAGGGCAAGCCGCCAAGATTGGTACTGCCGTTCATGCGTTGTCGGACATGGCGCTTATGATGGGCGAGAAGGCTAATCGGTATATCGGTGAAGCGTTTGAAGGCGTCACCATAACTGAAGAGATGGCAGGTTGGGCGCAGATTTACATTGATTTCGTTGAGTCATTTGACAAGGATGAATCATTTGGCGCGGCACTCATTGAAGAGCGCGTTGTGCTCGCTAATCCGTTATCGGCGCATGTGTTTGGAACGACAGATTGCGTGATATGGAGTGACACGGAATGTGTCGTTGCTGACCTAAAAACAGGGCAGATAAACGTTGAGCCTGACAGCGCGCAGCTGAAACTTTATGCGTGTGCCGTGGAGCCTAACTTACCGGAAAGCGTTAAGGATTTCAGTTTGGTGATTGTGCAGCCGACGCAACCGCAACCTATTAAAACGTTTAAGATCACGCGCCATGATTTGAACGTATGGCGTCAGGATGTGCTGTTTCCCGCCATCAAGCGAACGCTTGATCCAAACCCTGACATTGTTGAAGGTGAGCATTGTAGGTGGTGCCCGGCACGGTCAGCGTGTCCCAAGAAGCGCGAAGCCGTAGCGGTGATCGCCAAAGCCGAAGTGGATGCAATGGACAGCGATGCTATGAACGCATTGCTTAATATGGCGGTTGATGCGCAGCAAACGATTGAAGCGATCCAGAAACGAGCGTTTAAGTTTCTCGAAAGCGGCAAAGGATTGGAGGACTGGACGCTTGTGGCGAAACGCGCTACACGCAAATGGTCGAACGAAAAGGAAGTCATGTCACGCGTGGAGGAGATACCGGGAACCGTGAAGCGGATGCCGATCACACCCGCGCAAATGGAAAAGCAGTTTCCAGACATGTATCAGAGTTTGGCTGAATTGGTGACAGCCGAATCAAGCGGATTAACGCTTGGGCGCAAGGACGCGCCAAACATCACCGTTTAACGCTTAATTGAAAGGTGTTTTTATGCTAGGACTAACAGGTGGTGGATCTGGATTGCCATACGTACGTTTCTCGCCACAAGCTAATGCGTGGACGAACAAGGAAGGCCAGGAAATCCAACTCAAGCAACTCGTGTTTGATATTGATGCCACGCAAACCGGGTGGTTGATGCTGGCAACGGGTGTGCGTGATTGGCAACCGGATCACGAGCTAGGCAAGAAAGGTGCGCAGCCAAGCGCAGATCATAAGCGCGGATTCGTTGCACGTTTCTACAACAAGGAGCTTGGCTTGGTGGAATGGAGTTCAAATCAGGCAGGTAGCAACATGGGGTTTGAATCGCTTTACATGGCGTGTTCAAAGGATCGTGCCGCCAATCTGGATAAGGTTCCTGTTGTCGAGTACCAGGGCGCGGATCTGTTGAAGGTAGGAAAAGGCGGAACGCGTAAGCCTAAGTTCGTGCTTGTGAAGTGGATACCGAGGCCAGCTGGCATGGACGGCGAAGCCGAGGCGCCCGTGGCCGCGGTGCAGCAAGCAGCACCAGCGCAACGTGATGAAGAGTTTTAGAGCAACACGTTGAAACGAACCCGCGTCTATACGCGGGTTTTTTTGACGCCAACAGGAATAGAAACAAATGCACGCTGAACAATTAGCGGTGGCGCTTGGTAACGCCAAGCGATATAAGCGGGGGTGGTTAGCCAGTTGCCCGGTACCTGGGCATGGCAGCGGGAACGGTGACACGAATCCATCGCTCGCGATTACGGACGGGGAAGGTGGAAAGATTCTGCTTAAGTGCTTTGGCGGGTGCGAGCAAGCCGACGTGTTTGAGAGCGTTAAGCCATTGCTTGGTGATGGTCAGTTAGGGTGGAACTCGTTGCCGCCAAGAAGGATCAGTGCTGATCCATTGGAGAACGTTAAACCGATCAGGTTAAACGAGGTTTACGCCTGGGATTACATCACGCTCGATGGCGAAATCACGGCGCAGAAGGTGCGCTATGAGCTACCAGGCGGGAAGAAAACTTACCGCCAATACCGAATCGTGGACGGGCAACGGATACCCACGATTGCGGGTTGGGAGCCAGTGCCCTATAACTTGCCGATGATGGCCGCGCACCCATCAAAGGTTGTCTTTATCACGGAAGGTGAAAAGGCAGCCGAGTATCTGACAGCGTTTTTGGGGGTCGTGGCCGTGTCGGCGCACCAAGGGGCGAGCGATTGGCCGGAAGCGATCACGCCTTACTTTCAAGACAGGAACGTGGTGATTCTTCCGGATCACGATTTACCTGGATGGCGTTATGCGAACCGCGTCGCAAAAGCGTTGCAAGGAACGGCAAGCCAGATCCGCATTGTCGATTTGGGTATGGACGCCATTGGTGATGATGCTTATGAGTGGATCGACGCTGATCACGATTTGGAGGATTTGAAGCAACTCGTGCAGCAAACAGCGTTATGGGATGGCGAGGACGTTCATCCGCCAACACGACTAACGGGAAAGGAAGCCGAGAAGGAACCTGAATCCGTAACGCCTGAAGCGGAACCGTTTGATGATCATGTGCCGAGACGGTTCAAGGTTGAGATGTGGCGTGACGCAAAAGACGAACCCGTTAAGTGGCTTATTGATCGTGTGATTCCGCAACGTGGATTCATGGCGCTTTACGGGCCACCAGGCACATTTAAGTCGTTCATAGCCCTCCACATGGCCGCCATGGTCGCCAGTGGACAGACGTGGCTAGGCCACGAAATCCAGGGCGAAGGCGGCGTGCTGTATGTGGCAGGGGAGGGGCACGGAGGTATCGGGACGCGCATTGCGGGACTGAGAAAGCAGTATGAGCTAACGGACATACCTGTTGGCGTTATCAGATCGCAGGTGAACTTGCGAGGATCTGAATCGGATTTCACGGATCTGCTTATCGCCATAGCCGAAAGTGAGATTGAGAAACCGAAGCTGATCATCATTGACACGTTAGCCAGAGCATTTGGCGGAGGTAACGAGAACGCGTCAGAGGACATGGGTGCGTTTATCGCGCAATGCGGACGACTCCAAGCGGCAACGGAAGCCGCCTTGCTTGTTGTGCATCATTCAGGTAAGGACGCGTCACTGGGATTACGAGGGCACTCAAGTTTTTTAGGTGCCGTGGATACGCAGATTGAGATTACCCGCCATCAGGAAGCGCAATCAGGGACGTTGCGGATTACCAAGCAAAAGGATGGCAAGGACGGTATTGAGATTCACTTTTCACTTGATAGCGTGCAGCTGGAGTCGCCAAAAGGTGAAGGTGATTCGCCATTAGGGTTTGAGCAACACGATGCAGCAACGCTCGTGGTAACGCCATACCAAGGCGATGTGCCTGATAGTGTTTCGTTTAAGCCGCCATCAGGATCAGGCGCAAAGACGGGACGAGGAAAGCATCAATCGTTAGCACGGGAAGCGTTGCGGTATGTGATTAAGCGCAACGGTGAGCATCAGATTATTCAGGGTGAACGCCATCGCGTGGTGAGTATTGATGCTTGGCGTGATGAGTTTTACGCCAGATTGGGAAGCGATGTTGAGGAAAGCGATAAGCGGAAACGGTGGAAAGAGGTGAGGGATAAGCTGTCCGAATTAGGGTTTTCCGCCATCAGGAATGATGTTGTGTGGATAAAACCAACGGACGATGAAGCGTTTTAGCGTCCGAAACGTCCGAATTACATTTTGAGCGTCCGAAACATGCGTGTCCGAA